TCAAGGTCAATGGGGACCACACAAAGCCAATCGCCTCCCACCGCTCAAAGATCGCACTGACTCCGGAGCAGGAGGCGCTGTTTGATCTGGCCGACGCCGAAGGATGGACTACGCGCGAACTAGCAAAGCGAGTCGGACTGCACTACGCATCAACATGGACGCATCGGACCAATCGTCAGGAGCGCCAGCGCATTTTGCGACGCTCACTCCCGAACGCTGCGACGACCTCCTCCGAGCCGCGCGGCAGCGTGCTGGATACCGATTAGCACGAATCAAACTTTCGGTCATGGAACACAACAACACAACAACCGCAGAGCAGGCTCGCGTTCTCCTGTCTCCGGTTATGAGTAAGCTAAAGAGCGCGTTTCCCGGTGCGAGTCATCACTCGGTCACCGTTGCATACTGGGGAGACAACAAGGTCTTCTTCGGCGTTGGTATCGCTGTAGGCAATCAGCATCTCGCCAGCACTTACTGCGAAACGCCAGCCGAAGCCATCGACCACCTTGCGACGCGCTCATCCGAGGAGCTGCGCCAGCGTGCCGCAAAGCTTGTTGCGCAGGCCGAGGCGCTGGAAGGCGGTGCGCTGTGATGATGCTCACAACGCCGAGCGCGTGGCGACCGCACACATCCTGCGCCGTCGCCGGCATGACTGATGACGCCTACCGTGCAGCACCTGGGCTGACGCAGTCTGACTTGAACCGCTTCGCCGAGTCACCTGCGCTCTTTAAGCACGTCGAGCGGCAGGACTCCTCCGCGATGTCGTTCGGGCGCGCGCTGCACTCGCTGCTGCTCGAAGGTCAGACTCGCTACGTCATCAAGCCTGAGACCTACGGTCCTGACGAGAAGCCGTGGCACGGCGCTGCCAAGGAGTGCAAGGATTGGATGGCTCGCCACGCTGGCGAGACGATCTTCTCGGCTGATGAGGCAGACGCGCTTGAGTCTAGTGTTCGGCACGCACTTGCTCACGAGACCGTCGCGCATCTGCTGAAGGGAGCATACAAGGAGCTATCCGTTTTTGGCGCATCTCAGACCGGCGCAGCTTGGGGCAAAGGTCGCATGGACGCGGTGAACTTTCGAGGCGATCGCGTGCAGGTCATCGACGTAAAGACCACGCAGGACGCGAGGCTTTCTGCTTTCAGCAAGACAATCTTTCAGCGCGGTTACCATCGGCAGGCTGCATGGTATCGGCGCTTGATAGCCCAGTTCATCCCCAAGAACGTGCGGGTTGAGTTCTGGTTCGTCGCAATTGAAGCCGATCCAATCCCGCGCGTGAACGTCTGGAAGCTCGCCACTGAGGCAATCGACTTGGGCGATACTGAGATCGACGATCTGCTTGAGAAGCTGGCCGACTGCAAGTCAACGGGCCGCTGGCCTGACTATCACGACAAGGACGTCGGACTCATGGGTACGATTGATCTGCCGAAGTGGGTCTACGGCGATACCGAACAACTCAGCGGCATGACGAAAGGAGGTGCGGCATGAGCACGACACCAAACGACCGAGGCCCGGCGTTTCCCGTGCCACCACCACCAACAATACCAAACGGTTATTATTACCACGCGGAGGCTGGCATGACCTTACGCGACTACTTCGCGGCGGCTGCGTTGCAGGCGCTGCTTGCGTCTCCCGATACTGTGGGCACCGCCAGCTTTGTTGCGTATGCGTACCATGCGTACCAGTACGCCGACGCCATGCTGGCCGAGCGGGCCAAGACGAAAGGGAGCAGCGCATGAATACCGACGAACAGCTCACCAGCAAAGAACCCAAGGTCTTCACTGGCCTGAGCGGTATGCTCCGCACCTCACCGTGGCTCGCCAGCGAGGATCTGGTCGGCCTTGGAGACGTACCAGCCGAGATCGAGGACGTGCTGCTCTACGATGAAGTCGCCTTCGACAAGGGACGCAAGGAACGCAACGTGCCAGCGCTGAAGTTTAAGGGCAAGGCCAAGCAGCTAGTGCTCCGGACGAGTGCCAACCGCCGCGCGCTGGTCCGAATGTTCGGTGCTAATACGCAAGCATGGCGAGGCCAGACGATTTATCTTTACCACGATCCGGAGGTCCGCTTCGGCGGCCGCGCGGTCGGTGGTATTCGCATCAAGGAGATCCAAGCATGAACCAACAATACGATAACGAACTGAAGTTTCGCCTTTTCAAGAACGACAAGGGTGGCAACGAGAAGCGGCCAGACTACCGCGGCGAGGTCCGCATCAATGGCGTCGACTACAAGCTGAGTGGCTGGCTTGCCGAGGCCAAGAACGGCTCCGGCAAATACATTCGCGGTGTCGTCGAGCGCAAGGACGGCGCGCCTGCTCGGCCGTCACAGCCTGCGGTCGGCAAAACAGTAACGATCCCGGCAATTGGTCGCGAGGAAACGGAAGATAAAATCGACTTCTAATGCCTACGATCATTGCAATCGACCCTGGCGCATCCGGCGCTGTGGCGTGGCGAAATGGCCTACGCCACGATCATATTGGGACCAAGTCAACGATGGGCCTCGCCTCTCAATCTGAACTGATTTACGGGCTGCGCGACATGACTGGCCACGCCGTTGCCTACATTGAGCAGGTCGGCGGTTTCATCGGCAAGCCGCAGCCTGGCTCTGCGATGTTTAAGTTCGGCCAGAACTACGGGCGGTGGCTTGGCATCCTAGAGACTCTAAAGATCCGAACTGTGCTCGTCAGGCCGCAGACATGGCAGAAGACCATTGGCCTTGGTTCGACACTGAAGGGACCAGAGCGCAAGCGCGCGTTGCGTGACGTGGCAAAGCGGCTCTATCCGCAGCACGGCGTCACGCTGGCGAACTGTGATGCGCTGCTCATTCTTGAGCACGCCATTCAGGCCGAGGGTCGCAGGGAAGGAGGTGCGACGTGAGTAACACCCAAAAGCTCTCCCTGTTTTTGGCCGTGTACAACTTTTGGCGACGCGGAGGGTGCGACGAGATTCCGTCGTCCCACACTCCCGCGAAAATCGGTGCGGCACTCGACGAGGCCGTGGATCTGCTCGAAAAATACGACGAGCTCGAACGCGAGAACGCCGCGCTGCGGCACAGCGAAGAGAACCTGGCCGCCACAGTGCGCGGGCTGGAGTTTGAGCTAGAGAAGGCGCAGAAGACGGCTGCTCTGCTACGCGGGACAGTCGAAGCCCTTGGAGACGCGAATGATCGGTTGACGATTGAGATCACCGCGCTGCGAAAACAGGCAAAACCGTGAACGATTTCTACGGCCGCGAAGCGCAAAGGTTCATTGACGGCTCGCTCATCTTTCGCACTAACGAAGACGAAGCTAATGAGGCAGCGGTGGCTAAGATCCTAGAGGCGCACTGGGCCTGTGAGTGTCGACCGATGGGCAAGCTGGCGGCCATTGATTGGTTCTTTGTTCGTCATGAGCGCATTGTCGGAGTAGGCGAACTGAAGATTCATCGCTGCGCTTTTGGCGACTACGACTCGGTCTTCTTGAACTTGCGCAAGTGGCACGCGCTGGGCCTATGCCAGCACGGGATGAACACTCCGGCCGTCTACGTCTCGCAATGGTCCGACAAACTAGGTTTCATCAACTGGGTCGATATCGACGCAAGCAAGCACAAGATTGGTGGCTGCAAGCCTCGTGGACCTAAAAGCCGGAGCGACACTGAGCCGCTTATCGTCATCCCGACTTCCTCCATTAACATCATCAGCGATCAAGGATACGCCAACGCACTATGAGCATGATCAAAAACGATTTCCCGTCGCACTATCAAATGATTATCGCTGACCTACAAACGCAGCGCGTGGAGCTACAAGCCAAAGTTTACGATGAGACGCTGGCTAACATTGCGCTGCGCCATGAACGGGATGAACTACTCAAGGCATACCGATCCTTGCAGATCGAGAACGCCCAGCTGTTAGAGCAGCAGGCCGAATACGAGCAGGCATCGAAAAAAGCAAGTTGACGCGCTGCAAATAGGGCGCAAAACAAGAGATAGGCCGTGAGAAAGCCTAATCACAACCATGGATCAAACCTACAACTTTGCCCGTCTGCGTGGAGGAAAGCGGCTTGTTGTGAGCCAATTTCTCACCCTCTGCGTGGACGGGCTTTTTGATTTATGAAGTGGCTGAACCTTGAAACCTCAACCCTCCGCGCGCCGGAGTTCGTCGGCTCTGATCCGACTGCACGCGCGACCTGGCTCTGTGTCTTGGCATACTCCATCGACCAAGAGAACAGCGGAGTGATTGCCAACGCTGACCAATGGCCTGATCGCCAATGGCAGCAAACCTGCGGTGTGACAAAGCAGGAAATCGACTCGTCTTTTCCTCTGCTGCAATGGAAGGAAAACGCGCTCTGGGTCTGGGCCTATCCACTTGATAAGCAAAAACAAGTGCAAGTAAAGCGAGACGGAGGAGCTAAAGGCGGGCGAAGCACAAGCGAAGCTAAAGCCCAAGCTGCTCGCATCAATGGAGCCAAGCACAACCCAAGCTCAACCCAAGCTGGAACCCAACGGAATGGAAAGGAAAGGAAAGGAAAGGAATATATTGCTCGATCTGAAGATCTCGCGATATACGATGCCTATCCTCGCAAGGTCGGCCGAGAGGCCGCATTGAAGGCGATTGCCAAAGCTCAACAGCAGATCGACGGATCAAAACTGCTTGAGCGCGTTAAGCACTACGCTGCCGCAACCTCACGCTGGTCCGACACCGACAAGCGATTCATTCCGCATCCAGCGACTTGGTTCAATCAAGGCCGCTACGCTGACGACCCGCAGACCTGGAACCGCAACGAGGCAGACCAAACTGGTCCGCGTGTTAAGCTGCTGGCCCTATGAGCACGCCTGGCGTAAATCAAACGGCCGAGCGCCGCCTTATCTCGGCCTGCATGGTCGCAGGCACCGCTGGCTGGTCCTACGCAGCAGGCGAGGGCGTACTTGCCGAGCACTTCTCCGATCCGGTTTGCCATGCTCTGTGGCGTGCTGGGTCGGTCTGCTTGGCAGAAGGTACGCATCCTGACTCGGCTGGGCTGTACCGTGCCATTGCTGGCCTAGATGGCGAGGCAAAGCCATCTGCGCTTGAGATTGCCAACCTTGAAGCACTTGAGGCGACTAGCCTTCACCTTCGCCGGCTTACTGCTGATGTCATCGACCTCTCGCGCCGTAGGAAGCTCATCACCGCAATGGCTGCCGGCCTAGAGGCAGCAAAGGACGGAAGCGCCAAAGAATGGGCTGACATCTGGGCTGGCGTTGAACCGCACATTCGCAGCGCGCAGGACATCACTGCAGGGGCCAAGAGTCGCACGCTGGCCGAGGTTGCCGCCAACGCTAAACGGCTACTGCTCACGCCCGACCAGTCCGACTCTGTGCCGTCTATCTGCGCCGAGTGGGACCAGCAGGCATCGCCGTGCAAGGCAGGTCAGCTGATCGTCATTGCTGGACGGCCTGGGGCTGGTAAGAGTGCTTTCGCAGGCCAAGTGGCGCACAACATCGCGCAGGGGGCGGTGACTGCGTTTTTCTCCCTTGAGATGTCCGCCGAGGAGATCCTGACCCGTATGGCTCGGCTGAGAGTCAATCCACGGCCGCAATGGGATGAGACCATCGCAGCAGAACTGGACGCTCTTGCCACATTTGCAACCCTCCGCATCTACGAGGTCGAGCACGCGCGCAGCGTTGCGCAGATCGAGGCTGTCTGCCGGCTGCTGGCCGCATCGCCGCAGGGGCTGGGCGCTGTGGTCGTGGACTACCTCCAACTGGTCACGCCGCCGGCTGGATCCGGGCGAGAGAACCGGGAGCAGCAGGTCGCTGCAATGTCGCGTGCGTTTAAGCTGCTCGCTCGCACGCTCAAGGTGCCCGTGTTCTTGCTTGCGCAGCTGAACCGCGAGGTGGACAAAGGGGAGAAGAAGCGCCGCCCTCGGCTGTCTGACTTGCGGGAGTCTGGGGCTATCGAGCAAGACGCCGACCGTGTCTGGTTCCTTTACCCAGCCAACGAGGACGCAATGAGTGAAGGACGCACGCTCGACGTGATTCTGTACCAAGCCAAGTGCCGCAACGGTCCGGCCGGCCTCGAGGCGCTGTTCGCCTTCGACCGCCTCGGTATGCAGTTCGTGCCGATCAAACCAAAAACAACCGACGACGACTTTGTATGACCCCAACTAAAGAAACTCTGCAAGGACTCTATGACGCGGCACCTGACGCAAACACGCGCCAGCTGATCGTCACCCTTGCCGCGAAGTATGGCATCGCGCTGCAAGTTTTTTGAGAACTGCGCGCTATCGTATTGACACCGTGGAGCATAGGGCTCTGACCGATAATCTGTGGCAGGTAAACCTAAACTCGTATCAAACCATGCTTGGCAGAAGCACTTGAGGCTGAACGCCAAGCTCAAAAAGGAGATCAGACTGTGTCCGACGATAAGGAACTCGAAGCGCTCCGACTAACGTCGCGGGCTTTACGCGCTATCACTCAGCTGGAAGCGCACAAGAAGGCGGTAACCGGAGAGTACAACGAGCGTCTCAAACGCCTCAAAAAGGTCATCGACGCTGTGCAGGCACGCGAGCAGATGGGCGTGCTGCCGATGGAGGGGCTGGACGCGATCCAGCTAACCGAGGACGATGAGCGCCTGGTGCTCAATCCAGTCGAGGGACTCTAAGCCGTGATTACCTACTCGCTAGGGCGTGAGCCTGTCAGTCGTCGCAGTCCGGCCGCGACTAGCGAGGCGGCCAAGCTACTGTCCGAGATCTGCGAGAGGCTGCTTGAGTTGGATGAGGTTAAGCACAGCGAGGGCGCTGCACTTGTTCGTCGGCTGGCGACTATTGCGGACCTGTCACCCTCGGCCTATCGCACCGTTCTGCACGTTGGGTGTGGTCAGGTCGAGGCTGTGGTGTCCTCCTACGAGGATCAGGCACGCAACCGTGGCCTGACTCGGCAGGCGCTGCACTGGCAATGGACGCAGGACCAGCGGGCCATCCGGGCCATCTTCCCTCATCTTGCGATCATGCTGCAAGGTTTGCGCGACACGGTGGCCCATCACGAAGACGCCATGAGCAGTGCTGACGCGCTGCGCAGGTCGACTCAGGCACACGACGATGCCCATTAAGCGCCAATCTAACAGTTAGAATAGGGCGATGTGATGCTGACCTATACCGAGATAGCCATTCCGCGCTGCCTGCCCGTATACGCGAAGGAAACGGCATTGCAGGGCCATTTGCAGATGCAAGGGGGGTGGGGGGATAAGGAATCTTTTTGCAAACCATGCGCTATCCGGGTTCCGACACC